ACAAGGCATAATTCATTACTTAAAATAGCAAAGTATAATAAATATATAGGGTTGTCAGCAGATGACAACAAACAATTCCTTATTGATTGGATGAAGAAACAAGATAAAAGGACATATACCACTAAATGGGAAGATGTATTGAAGGATATTGATTTAATTATTCAATATACTTACGAAAGGAATTATTCACTTGTAACTAAAAGAAAAGATATTACAATAACATCTAATGAAATTGAAGAAATACTAAAGATAAAAGGTAAAAATCATAAATTGGTACTTTATGCTTTGTTGGTACATAGTAAAAGATACGCTAATAAAGATGGTGTATTCTATATGAGTTATGAACAAATGAAAAATGCAACAGGATTAAGTCAAAGAAACATAATTAGATTAATTAAGGATTTAGAAATTAATAAATATATACAAGTATTTAGAAATATATCAGGAGATAATAAACTAATTAAAGATGCTAATAGATATAAAATAAATCTATTATATGACAAATTGTACAAACCAGAAAATGGAAAATCAATAACTATATGTGATAAGAATTGTCAAAATTGCTTTAATGCTTGCCTTTGTAGGTTATTCGATAATAAAAAATTAAAAACTATGCTAACAAGACGAGAATATGAAGCATTAATAAAAAATACTGAAATTAACAACATACCTTGTATAGCAGGATGATAGGAACAATATTCCTGTCACTTGCTATATAAAATAAATCTATACTCTATAATTTTGTACAAACCAGAAAATGTAATATGAAACAAGGAGGAATGAAGCATGGCTAGACAAGTATCATTACTTAATCAAGCACTAAAACAATATTGGAAAAATACAACTACGTATCCCAAATACGCTTACTTTATGTGGAGAAACAAACTTGCTAATTCAAATAGAAATTTTGCTGATTTTACAGAGCAGGACATAATTGACAAATATTGCAAGGGTAGTTTAAAAAAATATGGCAATCTAAAACAATGGGAAAATACCGAAGAGTACGCAGAACTTATGAATTTATTATTGCTTGAAAAAAGCAATAAGGATTTTGTAGAAATTTATAATGCAGTTTCAGAAAAAGCCAAACAAGGAGACGATAAGGCAATTAAGACATTTTTAGTATTACAAAATGAATTAAAAAAATCAGCAAAAACAAAAAAACTTAATAAGCAGGAACAGCAGGAAGAAATAGAAGAAGATGATTTAATACTAGAATGATATGTACGCTTTTTATTTTTATTTTAGAGCGATTTTTTTTAGGCAGGTAATGATTTTATTATATTACCTGCTGTTTTTATGCCTTTTAAAACTAATTTTAAGCAAAAATAGGACTATATAACAAAGAAGGTGAGAATGTGCCAAAGCTAACCAGAGAGGAAAAATTAAGGAGAATTAACGCTAATCCAGCACTTTGGTTAAAAAACTTTGTAAAAATTGATTATAACGGTCAACTAGTACCATTTGTATTAACACCAGAACAGCAACATTTTGTGGATAATATGGATAGATATAACATAATATTGAAACCACGTCAAATAGGTTTTAGCACATTATTATTAGGGTTGATTTTATATTATTGTTTTCAATTTGAAAACTATAATGTGCTATTGCTAGCACATACAGAAGATACAACACAGTATTTGTTTACGAGATTGAAATTGATGTATGAAAGTATTCCAGATAAATACCGAATAGGTTTTCGCAAAAATAATGAAATGGAATTATTTCTCGAAAATAATTCTCGTGTAGCAGTTAGGACAGCATCGGCAAGCAAAGGACAAGGGATAGGTAGAGGATATTCCTTAAATCTAATTCATTTATCTGAATTTGCGTATTATGATGAAAAAATACAAGATGTGATACTATCCTCAATCGAAAATTCCCTTGTAAAAAACGAAAATTCCAGAATATTTATTGAAAGCACAGCAAAAGGTTTAAATCATTTTTATGAGCTTTTTAAAGAGTCAATGGCAGGTAATTCACGATATAAACCATTCTTTTACAATTGGTTTTGTGAGAGCATGAAAAAACAATATCATTTTGAATATGAACTTGCAAAACAATGGTACAAAAAAGGCAGTTTAATTAAATATCTTACTGACGATGAAATGGACGAAACCGAAAAAAAACTATACGCATTGGGGGCAACTAAAGTGCAATTAATGTGGCGTAGGTGGAAACTAACCAACATATCAGAGGAAAAATTCAAGGAAGATTTTCCGTCTACATGGCAGGAAGCATTTGTTAGCACACAAGAGAGCGTATTTGACCAAAAACAATTAAATGATAGATTACTATTTATTCCAGAGCCATTAAAAGCAAAGGAAATAAATGACCTGCCAGATGTATTATATCCATACCTGAATAAAAGTTTATTTATATATAAATTACCAAAGCCAAAAGAAATGTATTTTGCTGGTGTAGATACTGCTTCAGGATTATCAAAAGAAGGCGATTTGTCCGCTATGTCAATACTGGATTCCTCAGGGGAACAAGTTGCAGTATTTTACCAAAGTGGATTACCTGTATATAAATTTGCAAATATAGTTGATGCTTTAGGTAATTACTTTAATTATGCTTGTATTATGGCAGAAAAAAATTCATATGGATTAGATTTAATAAATAGGTTAAAGAGAGAAATAGGATATTTAAACCTAAACAAAACTAAAAAGTGGGATAAGACCACAGGAAGGAAAACGCTTGAAATTGGATGGAATACCGATAATGTCAGCAAGTCAAAGTTAATACAGGACTTTAAAGAAGCATTTGAGGAAGGAATTATACTTATTAATGACAGAGAAACATTACAGCAAATGCAAATTTATATGGAGAAAAATGGCAAGCTAGGTAATGTTAGAGGAAAAAATAACTTTGATGATTTGGTTATAGCAACAGCATTAGCAGTACAATCCCTAAAATTAGGACGGTATTATGTTTAGCACAATCCCAAAATGGGAAGATGGACTAAGCGAAACTTAAACCGTCGAATTTGACGGGTAGATATAGGAGGTTTAGTTATGGTTGAAGTAATTCAATTTTTTGACGATGTGGACACACTAGAAAAAATAAGCGAATTCGTAAATGATGAAATAAGAATAGATTATCAAGACCCGAAAAAGCCAATTTTAAAGATAAAAACTAAAAAAGGAACTATTACAGCAAATATAGGGGATTATATCGTAAAAAAAAATAATGAATTTCATGTACGGAGGTTTCTATGATAGTACCAAAAAGCAAAATAAAAAAAGAAGAATTAATTTACCCGATAAAATTCTATCTAAAAAGCAAAGTATTAAGCAAAGAAATAATAGTCCATGTTGATGAAAACCAATGTATGAACTTTATGGATTGGCTTAATCGTAACAAATACGCAGAAAATATTCAATCATGGGAATTTTTTGTATTTGATGATATAAAAACAAAAGAAAATATAACCATAATGAGAAATGAAATACAAGCATTTAAGATGCCGAGAGTGCAAGAAATTGACGCAGATAATTACAGAATTATTTTGCAAGTAGGAGGGTTTTAATTATGATGTTGAAGGAATATATTAAAAAATACTACGATAATTCGCCAGTATGGTTTCAGGATGAAGTGACAAAACAATGGCATTTTGAAAGAATACAAAACATATTGGATTTGAAAGAATATTTAAGCGGAAAACATGCTATATTAAGTAGACCTAATGAACAATACAACGGAAAACCGTACAAGACCCGAAAAATCGTACTTCAATTAGCAAAAACCTTATTAAACTTTGAAACATCGTTCCTGCTTAAAAATCCAGTAACGTTGATTAGTGAGGATAAAACAACGCTTGAAGTATATAAAGAAGTATATTCTAAAGCAAGATATAATAGTATTGACTTCAAGATTTTAGATAAACTTGTCAAATATGGAGAAACATATGAATATGTTTATATTGACGAAAACGGAAATATAACAAGTAGAATAATACCAGCAGAAGATTCATACCCTGTATTCGATGAAACAGGCAATATGATTGCATTTATAGAATTTTATACTATTGACGGAATATCATATTATATTTTGTATACAGAAAATGAAGTAACACAATATACAGATGATTCAGGAGAATTGCATATTACAGGAAGGTATAAGAATATATCAGGACTTCCAATACAATATAAAACAATTAATGAATTAGATTCTTGCAAGGGAAGAAGTAGTTTAGAGGATTATATAAGCATAATTGATTCATTGGAAGATTTAATAAGCAAGTATCACGATGGTTTATATCGTTTCATTAGTGGAATACCAGTTTTAAAAGGAACAGGATTAACTACAAAAGATGGTAAAGGTACTATAGACCCTAATGCAGTTGGTTTCCTGCTACAGATAGATGATACAGCAGAATTTCAGATAGTTCAAAATAAAATGGATAGTGCAAGTTTTAAAGCATTATACGATATTCTTATGACACAGTTACTTAACATAAGTCAAACACCAGCAATTGCAATGAACGCAACAGAAATATCTAATCTATCTGAAACATCTATTAGAATGATGTACTCTCTTGCAAGTGTAAAAGCAAGGTTAAATGAAGATGCTTTGTTAGACGGATTTATACAGCGATGGGATAAAATAAAGAAATTATTATCATTAAAAGGTATTAATGTAACTGGTAGTATCAATTGTACTTTTGAATATGACATTCCGCTTAATGCTAAGGAAACGATTGAAAATATTACAACACTAAAACAGAATGGACTTATTTCATTGGAGACAGCATTAAGTAGGACACCATATATTTATGATGTGTCGACTGAAATGCAGAAAATAAAGAATGATACAATAGGTAGTAGCATAGGAAACGAATAATACTATATGTTGTATAGTAGATATGCAACACGTGAACATATTAATGTAAATGAGAATAATTCTCAATTAGATAAAAAAGGGATTGGGTAGAAACGTGAAAGTATTGATATAATTCCTATTGGAATAGTAGGGATTAGTTCGCCCATTCCCGCCATGTTATCAAATATTACAAAATTGTTACAGAAATATTACAAAATTGTTACAAACAGATTATACAAAACAAAGCACAGACGAACTAACAAGGTTCATTTTTGCATTATATAATATTGCACGAAACATATATTTTGCGCAATTTCAGTATTTTCCAGTAGTGAAATGCAGTAATAGCAAGGATTTCAAAGAATGTATTAAGATAAATACATGAGGAAAAAAGGTATTTAGATAAAACTAATTTTTTATTAAATGTAATACAATGTATATTTAATTACATTTATAAATGCTTTGAAATGCAGTAATAGCAAGGATTTCAAAGAAAATACAATATTCATTACATAATAATGATTATATAAGCAGTTGATACCCCCTTTTTGGTTTTTGTCGCAATAGCAAACCACTTTCTCACCGATTAAAAAATTTTTAAAAATGTGATATAATTACAAAAAAAATACAAATGTGAGGTATGCATATGACATTAATGTTTATTATGGAGGTGCTCTTTTATGGTATTATTCAACAATAATGTAAACAAGAAAGACATAAAGCACTTTTTAACACTAATTCTAATTATGTTGATTTTGGTTTCGCTCAGTGCTTGTGCGGGATCAGACAAAGAATTAGTCGATTATAAGAAACAAGTAGATACGTTGAAAGCACAAAATGATACATTAAAAGCGGAAAATGAAAGATTACAGCAAGAATTATCGAAAGTGCAAAATAAATCAGATTCTGTTTCTGAAGATAGTTTTTCGAAAACTAGTAATTCATTATCTGAAGAATACAAAACTGTAAATATTGGAGATACAATAGTATTTTCTGATGTTGCTGAAGTTATTATAGAAAAATGTGAATTTACAAAAAAAGTATTACCAAGTAAGCCAGAAGGAATTTATAGTTATTATGAAGCGAAAGACGCAGATACTACATATTTTCATGTAGTTGGAAAGTATAAAAATTTAACAACAGAGGAAGTAGATTTTGACGATATTCCTATAAAATTTGAAGCTATGTACCAAAACAAATATAAGTATACTGGATTTAATGTCGCTGAAGAAAGTGGAGGGGGCGATTTTGATTTATTAGCATATGCCAAGCCAATAATAAATCTGAAATTTCATGTTTTAATTGAAGTTCCTATTGAGGTTAAAGATAATGGGGACTTTGACTTATATATTTTTAAAGGTGATACCAAATATAAATTAAAAGTACAATAATATAATTAAACCAATCACTAGATATCAAGAAATTCTGAAAATATTTTTTCGAAATCTTAATTGCATAAATATAACGATTTCCTAAATACCCTTTCACCATATGGTGAAAGGGTATTTTTTATAATCAAAATCAAGGAGGTAAATACTATGACTTATTTAGATAGAATAAAACTTGAATTACAGGATATTACATTTAGTGATAATGAATTATCTATCCTAGCACAAGAAAACGGCATTAATAATCCTACATCCGAATATGACCCTACATCTAACACAGCTAAAAGAGCAATATATTCAACTGTATTAAGCGTACTTGAAGCAATAGCAAATAATCCAAACCTGATGAAAAACTACAAAAACGAAGATATATCAATCATGGACTTTGCCGAAAGCATACAAAACAGAATATCACAGCTTGAACGCAAAATCAGATTACTTCCTAGTGATGATGTTTCTGATAATATTGCTGATAGTGCTAGTTGGATTTACATATTTAGAGAATAGATGACTTTATAAAATAGAAAGTCATAAGGGTATTTCCACTTTAGGAATACCCTTTTTTCATACTGCAAGAAATGGAGTGATGTATTTGAATATATTTGATTTTCCGAACAATGATTATCTTTACCTGCTATCTATGGCAGGGGACGATATATATATCAATAGTGATAATATACCAAAAAAAGCACTTATAAATAACCTTCCAGTTAATCGGCAAGCAGATATTCGGACTATAGCAACAAAAGAAGAAATTAAAAGAGGGGATTTGATTAATTGGGATAACGAATATTGGCTTATTATTAGTGAAATAGGGCAAAAAAGATATAGTTACTACAAAGGGATAATCCAGAAATGTAACTATAATATCAAATTCAACTTTCAGGGAACAATTAAAGAATTTCCTGCTATTGTGGATAGTAAAGTATTTGACACAGAAACAAACCAATTTTTTAGCGTACCTGCTGGAAAAATAGTAGTTACCATGCAAAGTAATGTTGATAGTGAAAATATCAATATAGGACAGCGTTTTATTAAAATGAAAAATGCATGGAAGGTTACTGGAATTGATAGAACAAATAACGGTTTATTAATGCTTTGGTGTGATTTAGATAGCATTATATCAAGTGATGATTTAGTCAATGAAATTGCCAATGCAGGGGATTATATTTATACTTTAGAAATAACAAACGGAGAAACATCAAGTATTCAGGAAGGAAGCACTTTACAGTTAAATGTAGTTGTAAAACTAAATGGTAATGTAGTTACAGATAAAACAGTTACCTTTAGTTGTGATAATCCTTCTATTGCAACAGTCGATGAAAACGGATTAGTTACCGCTATATCAGCAGGAGAATGTATTATTACTGCTTCATTGGCAGAAAATCCAAGTGTATATGATACTATTACTATTACAGTTACAGCATTACCACAACACAATTATGCAGTTACCATTTCAGGTAGTACATCTATAGTCAAGACCAAGACAGCAACATATACAGCGACATTTACAGATAATGGAACACCTATTACTGAAGAATCATTTTTCTATATCACAGCAGACGATGGAGTATCTGAAACTACATTAGCAACAATAGAAAGCCAAGACCCTGTTGCTAATACCTGTGTGGTAAAAGCTGGAAGTACATTGGGATACGTCAAGTTATGGGTAAAGAACACAGCAGGAACTATAATATCAGAACCATTCAGAATTCAAATAAAGAATATTTTCTAATAAAATACGTCAAATTTGACGCAGGGGGTATGTTGCGTAGTGCGACATACCCTTTTTTATGTATTTTTGAATATATTGTAATGAAGTCAATTTAGGGGGAATCCTATGGTATATAGCAGTAAAAATTTCAAAATTAATATTTCGGATAAAGAAAAAGAAGGACTAATTAAAAACTTCAAAATAGGTGTATTATGCCAATTACACAAAGAAGGATATTTTACACATGAGCAACTAAACGAAATGATAAAAGAGATAAATAAATAAAGTTACTTGCACATCTTTTATATTTATTGTAT